CACCCTCGTGTCTATTCACAATTAGTTCAGCCTGGTATTAGTGATTTTCAATTTTTATCTCGTCTTGCTCAACAATGTGGATATACTTTTTGGGTAGAAAATACAACAATTCACTTTAAAGGGTTGTTAAAAGACTTTAACGATTACAAGAGCACCGCTCAAAATTTTGTTATGCGCCAATCAGGTGACCCTAAAGGACACAGCATCTATTCTTTTAATTTGACTTTAGGTGAAAGCATTAAATACTTTGATGCTCAAAAGTCAGCAGTTCAAGTGGGTGGTGTAGATGTTGCGTCTGGTAAATCATCTATTGTAACTAACCAAATAAGACCTACATCAATTAACACGGAGTTTACTACAGAGTTTTTTGATAACTATAAAACAGACATTGTTGCTCCTAGTGCATCTGATGTTGTATACGAAGCCAAAGCCGCTGATGAAAGAAACCGTTTTGCTTACCGTGCGCAAATTGAAGTACTTGGAACTCCAAATATTTCTCCAGACCAACCAATCTATTTAACTGGTTTAGGTCCAGATTACTCTGGGTATTGGGTAGTACTTGCTACTCAACACCATATCGTGGAAACTGCGCAGAACGTTTTTAAGTACACCACTAAATTACAAATAGGTTCAGACTCTTTGGGTTCAGCCAATAAGCTAAGTCCTAATTATATTGAGGCCCCCAATCCTATAAAAATTAGAAAGCTAGTTCCAAACGTGAAGAACACAGTCGTGTCTAAAAAGTCTGTCCTAAACAATGGCTCTAGTAAATACAACAACCCTGGGTTTAGTAAAGTTACAAAGCGCCCTAAGAAAAAAACCAGTTCTAGAAATACCTCTTCTGTTTGGGTTAACCCAAATCCAAATACTCCTTTAGCTGTGGCTCTTGGCACGCATAATAAAACAGCTGCTATGCAAGCCCGACTTAAAAATATGGGGGTTGTAGATGTATAGCGATATCTTTACTGGGGATGTTCAGGATAAAAGATTCTTTGGAATCTACCGTGGCATTGTTACTGACATTAATGACCCAAAAAATAAAGGAAGAATCCGTATGCAGATTCCTCAAATTTTAGGTACAGCCTCAACTGGTTGGGCTTACCCTATTGTTGGAGTGCCTGAAAATAAAAAAGCTCCTTACGGGTCTTTTAGTGACTCAACCACTCAAAATATCCTAGCAACTAATGTTCCTCAAGTAATCACCGTAAACACTAAAGAAGAATCTTTTGGTGTAGAAATAGTTGATGGGTCTAAACTAACATTTTTTAAAGCGGGAACTTATGACATTCAATTCTCAGCTCAGTTGCAAAGAACTAACAATGGAAACGATACTGCGGATATTTGGATTAAGCTAAATGGAAGTTTGCCAGCTCAAAATGTTTTAAGAAGCAACGGCAGCATATCTATTAATGGTGCCGCTAATGCTACTCCTCAAATTATTGCTTGGAACTATGTACTAACTGTTAAAGCTGGTGACTATTTAGAGTTTTGGTGGCGAGGAACAGACACTCATATCCAATTCCTTGCTCAAGATGCAGACTCAGTAGTACCAGCAACCCCTTCATTTACAGTAACTGCAACTCTTGTTGGGGGATTTTTGCCTATCCCAGGAGATGGTTGCTGGGTAATGTTTGAAGGCGGAGACCCTAATTACCCACTATGGCTAGGAGCGTTCTAATGGCTGATATCACACAACTACAAAATAGTTACACAATAGATTACCCTTTTTCCTTTACTGGAGGAAAAGTGGGAACCATTGATGACTCTGATACAAAAGTGTGGAAAAATAAAATCATTACCTTGTTATCCACAGGAACTTTACAAAGAGTTTGGTATTCTGATTATGGTATGGATTTGACGTCTTTGCTATTTGAAAACGCCGATACGGTGGTAGAGTCCGCAACTCGTGGTGTTAATGAACTTTTTGTAGCTTGGTTGCCTCAACTAGAGCTTATAGATGTAAGGATTGGGTACGACCCGCTAAGTGGGTACTTATCCATTAACGTATCCTACAAGTTACCATCTGGTAAGCAAGATTCTGTTAAAATAGATACTTCGTCCCTTACGGCGGCGGGCGAAACGATTGAAGGTATGTAATGGCTGATAACTTATATGTTCCACAGGTGGACTACACCTCTAGGGATTACGCATCTTTAAGGGATGACCTTATTGGGCTTATTAGTAACTTTGCTCCCCAATGGACATCCCGCGACTCTAGTGATTTTGGCATTGTGTTAATTGAGCTATTCTCTTATTTGGGAGATGTACTTAATTACCAAATTGACCGTGCTGCTAATGAGTCTTTTATTGACACCGCTACTCAGCGGGACACAGTTTTAAGGCTAGCATCTTTGCTCGGGTATACCCCTACTTCAGCTAACCCAGCTACAGGAACTGTTAGTATTACCAATAAAAACACAGGTAGCTCTGTAACTATTCCAAAAGGAACTGTAGTTAGCGCACCTTCAACAAATAGCCAAATAGACTTTACAACTGATTCTGAAATAACTATTTCGGCAAGCTCCACCGCATCAGTCGCTATTACTCAAGGTAACGTTTACTCTACAAATCAATTAATTGGTCTATCTGACGGAACAAAGTCTCAAGTGTTTGCTTTGCCTGATACTGGAGTACTTGTTGATGCAAGCTTATCTGTTACTGTTGGCGCATTAGTTTACACTAAAGTTTCTTTTTTAGTGGACTATGGAAACACAGACCCTGTTTACTCAACCTACACAGATGCTGACGGGATTACTTATGTACAATTTGGTGATGGAATTTCTGGGTTAATCCCTCCCAATGGTCAAACTATCTCAGCCGTATATCGCTATACCGAAACCCAACCATCATTAGGTAATGTTGGTGCTGGAACAATAACTCAAATAGATACAACTGGATTGGCGGTTGGCGCAACCGTTTCAGTAATTAATACTACTGCAACTTCTGGTGGGACTGATGAGGAGTCTACTGACTCTATTAGAGTGAACGCACCTAATGCTTTACGGGCTTTAAGCCGAGCAGTGTCTGCAGATGATTACGCAAGTTTAGCAATCGGGGTTGACGGCGTAGCTAAAGCTAAAGCAATTGCTACATCCTTTGCATCTGTAGCGCTATATCTTGCTGCGGCTGGCGGTAGCGTTCCGTCTTCAACAATTAAAAATAATGTAATAACTTACTTCACTGGCAAAACTCCGCCAGGGACTTCCTTAGCTTTATATAATTTTTCTCCTGCGTACCCTTATTTAAATGCTATTGTTGCAGTGCTTCCTCAATACAACGCAGCTAATGTTCAGTCAGCCGTATTAGCAGCATTAGAAACACTATTTAGCTTTGATAACGTTACCTTTAACGACTATATTTCTGAGGGAGATATCTATTCTGCTATTAAAGCTGTAGACGGAGTGTCGTACATAACCATCAACGATTATGAAAAACTTCCAACAAACGTAAACCAAACTAGTGGGTTCTATTCACAAACAGGAACAGTTAATGCTACGGTTACTGGAACATCTGTTGTTATAACCGCTGGTACTTGTGGGATTATGCCTAATTCAATTATTACATCCGTAACAACAGGCGGTGTAGTAAGCACTACTCACGCTGCTGTAGGAAAAACAATATCATCAGTAACATCACTTGGAACAGCCTCTAACAATACTATTGTTTTAAGCGCATCCACAACGCTTACTGCCGCTGATATTATTACTGTAAAAGGAAATGCGGGAACTACTGCGGGTTCTCGTGATTTAACTTGCGGAATTAGCGAAATACCTATTTATAACGCAGATTACTTTACTATTACAACCACTGGTGGTGCTTCTTAATGTCAAGCTTATCTAGTATTGATGCTACGTACCAAGTTACTATGGACGCTCGTCCATCCAATTATGGAGTTACTCACATTAGTTGGGGAAACTTTAAGCCAGACTTAAATTGGCTTAACCTTTACTTGGTTCGTAGTACTACTGGATATCCGCAAAACCCAAGCGATGGTGCACAGATATATAGCACAAATACAAATGATGTGATATTTAGGGTAACTGGAGTTAACGCTGATACAGGAGCTATATCTAGCTATAACAAAAATTATTCTGGAATATCAACAACAGCTACTTGCCCTACGGGAACTATTGCTTACTCAATACTAATGACTTCATATACCAATGGAGTTTATCAAGGCAGTAAGGGTGAGGGGTACACAGCACACCAAAGTACTGCTGGCGGAGGTTTTTACAGTGATTCTCAAGGTTCTGGTTTTTCTGTAAATGATTACCTTAGAATTCCAGCAATATCTTTTACTGGAGTTGCTACAACAACCACTGAACTTGGTATAACAAATGCCTACCATGTTTACGATAATGGTTCTGGCTTAGCTTCCAACTTTAATCCTGGCTATGGGGTAACGGGTGCTGATTTAAAAGCCCCAAAATATTACTATTCTTTATTTGTATCTTACTACGATACTAACAATGGCACCAATATATCTCCAACAATGAACGAAAAAAATAAATATGTTAAATGGAAAAAAGTTGGAGAAGTTTCTTCAGATGTTGTGCAAACTGCTCGCGTAGTTGACGATTCAGGTACTGTTTTAGTAAAAGGCACAAAAGATATTATATTTGACCATTTGCCCAAATTTTATTTGCGTAATTTAGATGAATCAACTAATAAAGACTTAGAAGATTTTCTTAGTTTATTTGCATTCCATTTAGACTCCTACATACAAAAAAACAAAAATATCTTTGAGCTAACCAACACAGCTACCATTGATGAGACTTTATTAAAAAGACTTCTCTACCAAGTAGGCGCACGGTATACAGGCACTAGTAATTTAACTCAGGCTAGAAAACTTGTGCAAAATATTGTTAGAAGCTTTAAGTTTAATGGTTCTACTATAGGTCTTTCTAACTACCTTGAAACGCATAGTGGATATGCAGTAAAAGCTGTTGCTCCTAAAAATTTATTATTTGATTACAACACATCTTCATTTGCAGAAAACACTGGGGCTTGGTATCCAGACCCAACTGTTGCTGGTGGTTTTTCTAGTCAAGCAACTAAGTATTTATTTGTAGGGGATACTAACTCTAGTGCCGCTGCAGTACTTAAAACAGGGGACTTAAGTGGCGCTTACCTTTACTCATCAAACATTGAATCGTATAACAATACATTAGATTATGTTGCGTACTCAAGCCCTGAGGGGACAAGATATGCCAACACGCTTACTACATGTAAAAATTCTGGAACTTTGGTAACTTGTGACGACACATCTAAACTATACCAAGGAGCAAAACTTGTTGCTATAGAAGGTCCTGGAATGCTTTCTCCAGGAACTGTTGTAACGGTTGTTAATAGCCCAACTACATTTACTTTAAATTCGGCTCCGTTAATTGCCTTGTATGACGGAAATTCTTACACTAAGTTTGCTGTGGCTAATAATTTAACATCTCCGATGTTAAAGATAACTCCATCAACTGTTAACGCAACCGCTACATTTTATTCTGGAGTTCGCAAAGCTATAACTGATGCCGACTCGTCAAGTTCAAAACTTTCTTTAATGAAACCTTTTGTTCAAAAAATTGGAGATTTTGTAACAGGTCATACGTATATCCCAGTTAATACATACATTACAAGTATTGACTCTAGTTCTAAAATAGCAACTTTATCTAATAAATTAACTGGGACTATACCAGCAGGAACAACTTTATACTTTACAAAAAGTACTAATAAGTCTTACACTACTTATTCTGCTGGAGACGAAAAAACGACTCTTGTTGTTGAAGGCGGGTCAACCAATGTTTCAACTGATTCTGCGGTTGATTCATACCTAGTAAACCCAAATACTCCTTATGGTTTTGTAGTTCATTTTAATGCTAATGGGTCT